GGGAAACCTTAGGCCACTTTTCATGTTGTGGGGTTTACACCTCTACGTGAAAGTCGTGGGACTTGGTTCAACCTCAAGGTTCAGGAGTGAGATGAGTTCTTTTATCAAATATTTGATTGGAATTCTCGAAACTCAGGGTGTAGGTGCTTTAGTCGTGAGACTAAAGGTGATGTATTTTGTTCTACAGACGTTTGTTAGTGGAACAAAACTTACATCATCGCAGGCCGTTGGCTTGCGTATCCGCCTAACCTCTGGGCTTCCCTCCTCTTTTCCTAAGAGCGTTCGCATGGCGATACGTTCCAACAACATGTCGGTAATACGATTATGGAGTTCTCTTCTGTACATATATAAGTCGCTGGAATCTAATCATAAGATTCCTACTTTTAGCGCAATCGGAAATACTTTCCGTGCAGATCATAACTTTAAATTCGTTAAAACGAGATTTGAGCTCTTCCTCCAGACGGAGGCCAAGTCTTGGTTATCCGACCTGGGAGCTTCTGAACTTCTAAATTCAGATCTGGCCCCTGTTGAGCCTTTTCTGGCAACAACAGCGGGCCCTAACCACTCAACGTCCATTGCTTCTTACCCGATCGACACCCTTTATTGGGTGGCGAGAGGATGGAAACTCTCACCATTAGTGAGTTATATGGATGCTGTTGGAGCAACGACATTTAGATCTCGTATCGAGTCTTATGCTGTTGAGATGCTGAAGTTCGTCTTGGATGACGAATGGAAGGAAGCCTGGAAATTATCGTCAGACTTTGGAGACTCGGTTAACTTGGACCCGAAGGTTCTTGCACATTACTTTCCCACCCACTCTAAACTTGAAGGCCCAAAAGGCCAGCAGGTCAAGGTGGTCCGCCCGTTAGGCGGGAAGCTTTCCTTAATAAAGGAAGCCGCTGGTAAGGTACGTGTAATTGCCATTCCGGACGCGTTAACGCAGAGTGTTCTGAAACCGATGCATAAAGTACTGTTCGACATACTACGTATGTTGCCGTCTGATGCAACTTTCGACCAACAAGGATCACTTCGATCCTTCGCTGGGTTCGGTCATAG